TTAACCGATTGAAAGCCATATCATCTGATTTAACAAACACATTAATCTCAATGTCACTGCCATCAGGTGATTGCAGTTGTGTGAATGGGACAGCATAGATAACTCCATTGCAGGTATCGAAAAATTCCGTAGTAGGAATAAATTGAGAACCCACACTGTTAGTCATAGATGCGTCCGTAATGTTACGACACCAGGGCTTGGGAAAATTCCAATCAACCACAAATTCGATAGATTGAGCCTCTTGAAGGTCAACAATCTTAACATACTGTTTATTCAACTTAGTGTTGAGAGTAATGAGATCGAATTGTCTCTGATTGGGTTCATAAACGAACATAATTTTCCCCCTATGAAAGTTGGAGACAACCATATCGAATCGATAAGTTATCGATCCCCGCCAATTAGCGAACGGTGTTGCCGCGAATGACAACGCCGTAGGCATGACGGTATCGTTATCTCCAATAGTCCGGGTGACATTGGCCCGAGGCGTTACCGCCGCGGCCCATAGAACATCTGTAGACACTACCGAATCAGCTGACCACGTGAAAGTATCAAAGTAACTTTCCTTGCCAGCGATATGAGAAATGCACATTTCGTCTTGAGTCATAGCGACTGCTCTAGGATCAACTGTCAACTCTTGTTTAGGATCTAATGTAATCTTTTTCCCCGTATCCATCCCAATGGTGTGAGCACTTCTGAAATGGATCGGGTCGATTCCGTATCGGATGCGCTATCATTGTGGGGTATGACCACCCAAAAATTGATGCTACACCTTTTAAAGCCGTAAGGGCCATGGTGCTAGCACGAGCGTACATCGACAAAAACGGAACGTTCTGCAGTGCAGAAGAAACCGATAAAGCACTAGATGCGAACTTCTCGACAGGACCCGTCTGACGCTCATCACTTTCAGTGACGATCGACATCTGGGTTGCCGTGGTTCCATGCAATTCCACATTAGTGGCATACACGTATACGTACAAAAACACTTCTGTAGCTCCTTCAGTGACAGACTTTATCTGGTTCAAAGTTGAAATGAACACAGAGCCCAATTCGTGAAAATCATCGAACGGGGTGACTGCAGACTGAACAAGAGCAGAATTGTTATATAAACGTCCCACAGGCTGTGGGGCAACATACGGTATATGCATGTCAAGAGGTGCATTCTCACGCACATCCATAGTCAACGTTCCAGGCGCCTGAGAAAAATATTTCAGCCGCTCCGAACGAAAAGTAGGACCAAAACTAGGAAAAATTTGGTTCACTTCAGGATATGGTTCGTACGCACAGATGACCCTTCCATAATGAAATGGAGTTCCAGATAACATGTATCTGACATTAAGATCACATTTCATGAATGGGTAATTACGAAGCTTAGACCTAACAGTCGGATTCGCTAAGTAAAGATCCCATACATCTAAGCGTATATCTATGTCAGAATTCAATGTCAACTGCAACGCAGCAATCTGTACAGGTCTACCGAAAAACCCTTTTATTTCAAGGTCCCCGCTAGTTGTACGATCAGTAGAAACTCCAACAACTGTATAATCAGGAGCATCTCCATCCACTTGCTCAACATTTTGACCTGATGAAACCGTAGCCGAATCAACAGTTCCAGTAGTCATCACAGAGATATCACTCTGGGTAACCACATGAAAATTGTGTCTTCGCCTAACGATTTCCTTCTTAATCACATTGATGGTAGCATCAATTGAATCAACAAGTGCCCAAGCGTCAGTATATATATCGACTCTCCGGCGAAAATCATCATTGGTCAAATAGTTGGAAGAGGTTACCAAATCAAAGGGGGAAATGTCCTCAAAATATGACAATTCCTCTTTCATTTCGGTAAGAGTTTTATTCCTCATTGCTTCTACGTCTTCTAGTAATTTAAAAATGGGTTTGTTCGATCATTAAGTTTCTTGTTGTCCGGGGTGAAATCGGGTGCTCGATCTAAAGCATTCCGCAAATACCCCTACCATTACGACTAGCTCCAGTTAGAGACGTCTCCGAGG